GTAGTTGAATAATCAAAACCAAGCTTAGCAACCAATCTTTGTCCACCACCACCAATCAACACAATGCCCAAGTTCTTAGCAATCTTGTTTGTTGTTGGCTGTTCAAAGTTGAAATGGATGGTGTAATATGTGAATTGATATTTAACACCGTTGTCTTGGTAGCCATAATATTCACCAATGCCATTAGGCTTACCAATGTATAATGTTCCACTTCTGCACGAACACAAGGCATAAGCTGTATAGCCTAGCCAAGATGTAATACGTGCTGAGCCATCTTCTAATGGCTTTCTTGTATCAACACAATAGACAGCAGGAGAAGCTGTAGAAGGAAAGCTAAGCAGATAGAAGGCATACTTCTCTGAATAGCAGCTTCTCACCTCATCCATGTTAGTGGCTTCAATGTATGAGAATACATCATCACGTACATTGGCTGTCAAGTCTCTCATTGGCATACTCTTCTCTTGAACAGTACGGCCAAGGCTTCTTACACCAGAAGCAGACAAGAACAACACATCATTACCTGTCTTTTGAATAGAATCTCTAGAAATGCAGCCCACACCGGGCAACACGTCTTGAACAAACATTGTTGATGGGTCAGAGAAGTTGTCATCATCACCACGAAGAATTACAATGTTTTGTTTAAAGAATACAATGATGAACCCGTTATGTGCAGCAAGGCCAACAGCTTCGTCTACGTTATTAGGAAGTCTAGCAGACATATTAAGACTGCCTGATGTTCTACCTGTTCCTGTATTGAAGGTAGGGAAGTGGCTATCAGCAATGTCTGTAGACCAATAAAGGGTTGTCTTATTATTGTTTGTACCAATTACCCAGAAACGTCCATAAGCTGCCAAGACGGCATTAGGGCCATTGTCTGTGCCTGTACCAAAGACAGGGCTACTGAAGGAAGCACCACCATGGCCAGCATGGCTAACCAGTTTAGCAACAACAAGGCTTCCTGTTTCTCTTGTAAAGACAATTGGTTCATGGCTCTTTTGTACAATGAGGCAATGGTCATACAGAGAAGCCATTTGCCAGTTGTTTGCTGTGATGGTGTAACCAGATGGTGTAACGTCTGTTAATGCACCAGCAACACCTGCTCTGAATAGCTTGCTGTTACCACCGCTGATGTAGTCAATGGTTCCATCAGCATTAACATATTCAAAGATGCTTTTAATGGGAGCACCAGCCAGAGGTGTACTACCACCAGTGGTACGCATAGCCCAGCCCTTACGTGCTCCTAAGCGTCCATATTTATCAATGATACAGTTGTTAGCAACAAGAGCAAATCCGTCAGACAACAAAGCCCCAGAGCTTTGAGTGTTCAACCCAAAGAAACCCGGAGCACCTACTGAAGCAGATTTAAGTTCTTTCATACTGGATACCAAATAGTGTCTTCTGGACGTCTAGCAGCGTCATAGGCAATTTCATCAGCCAAGGCTCTCATGCCTGTGCCATATGCATATTGGCTGCTATTGCCACCATCTTCACCACGTTCTTCAACAGCCTTAGCAAAAGCTAACAACACAATGGGACGATGAGGAACCAAGATGTCATCGCTGTCATTCACCAAGTCTGTGTTTCTCAACAAGACATTAAAACGAATAGTGTAAACACCATCAGGAATTGGATAGATGTCAACCTGTGTATCTCCATCATTTGAAACACCGTTCCAGTTATAATAGATTGGAGCACCCTTAGCTGTTGGCTCTTGTGTCAAGAACAGCTTATCAAAAGCTTGACCACTCTTATATTCCATAAACATGTTTGTTGTGTCATTCAACACATCAATCACATTGAAATTATTCTTACTGCCATTCAGCTCGTAGTTAAATACATCGACTGATGTTGTCAATGTCAGAGTGGTACGCAAGGAAGACCAGTTCCATGAGTTCTCCACCTCATTACGAGCATCGTTAATAAAATCACCAATAAGCCTACTGTAAGAGCTTTCAGAGACAGAACTCACTTCTCTCTCTCTTAGTCTTCTTAGTACACTATTGACAGCTTCTAAGTATGTCATTAAAGTTCCTTATAAGCCATATAAGCTTATTATCTTAATTATGTTAATATCTTTATGTCTTGTTGAGTACCTCTATAGTTACTATTATATCACCATAGAGGCACTTTGTCAAGCCTTTTTCTTCTTTTTCTTAGAAATACCTGCTTCTGACAGGCTAATGGCTATGGCTTGTTTTGGATTTGTTACCACTTTACCACCTTTGCCTGAGTGCAGAGTGCCTGTTTTATACTCATGCATCACCTTGCCAACCTTGGTTGATTGTTTCTTGGTTTGTTTCATTTGTGCAGGCCTTTCAGGTAGACAGTCTTGCCGTCTTGCTTAACAGCTGTCAAAGCTTCACATTTGAGGTTGCTAGGGTCATAAGACACATGCACCCAGCCGCTGTCAGGGATGCCGGCTGTATAAAACTCAAGGATAACCTGTGTAAACTTGTAGTTGTCCACAATGTATTGAGCCAAATCGCCATTGGCTACACCTGTAATCTCAATGTCAGCTGCTTGGCCTTTGCAATGATCAGAGGTTTTAGAGCCACCAACAGAGGCATTAACCTCTGGTGCTCTGTAGCCTGAGTTAATCTTGATGGGCTTGCCATAAGCTTCTCTGATTGGCTGGATGATGTTATCCACAAGCTTCTGGAGATTGGCAACCACCTCTGGCGTAGGGGTGTTATCAAGGCCTTTACGTGTAGCTGTCTCACTCTTGGTGAATTCAGCAAGGCTAAAGTTTTTACTCAGTTGTGTCATTGTCATTCCCTGTCTTAATGTTAATACCTGTAATCAAGCCGATAAAGCCACCAACGATGGTCTGGAAGGCTGGACCAATAATGGTGAAGATTGCTGCATCATCCACGGCTGGATCAAGCAAAGCAATAATAAACATAACCATCATTACGATGACCACCATAACAAGCGAACCAGCCGCTGTAACTACCACTGTATCTTTTAATTTCATTTCTTCACCTTATCAGCTAGTTTTTCCATAGTTCTTCCACCGAAGTAGAAGGACATTACGAGCATTCCCCATTGACCAAGAAGCTCAACATATGCACCTCTAGTCTCATAATTGAAAATAGAAGCAATAGCAAAGCCACTGTAGGCCAGCAAGAGGAATATCAACACCATAGGACGGATGTTCTTAGACAACCATGAGTCAGAGGCCATGTCAGCCTTATGTCTGTCTGTCAGGTTTGTCTGTTCAATTTCATATTCTTTACAATCAATCTCTTTGAGCTTAGCTGCCAGCTCTGGATTGTCTTTAAGGGCCTGTGTCACTGCACTAGGGGTAGGCTCTACACCCAGCTTAGAAGCAATGGCATTCATTGCCATACCGCCCAGAGGACCTGCTACAGCTGTTGCCAGTGCAGGGGCTGCTCCTTTGAGCATATTCATCAACTCATTCATTGTTTTTCCTTTCACACATAGCCACTGCCTTATTCACCTTAATATACAAATACAGCTCAAAAGGCATGACAATGAACCAAAGCAAAGTCATTAACACTAGGAAGCTTATGTATTTGCCATCACTATCGCTGCCATTAGTCCCCATGTTTCCGCCGTTATAAGTATTACTATTGCTGCTATAGCTAAACGCTTATGACGCTTGGCTTCTTGTTTAGCCTTTCTGGCCTGCTCTTCTTTCTTCTTTCTAAGGGCTGTCAGCCTAGCTGCTTCTTGTTGTTCTTGTATTATTCCAACTCTCTTTACCACCTTGGTGTATAAGTCTCCTAAGTCTCCACCTATTTGATACACCATGGTTTCTCTAATTTGCTTCTGAAGCTTAGCCACCTCAGTCATAGCATATTCAATATCCACTGAGCTGCTTAACAATTCAGCATCACTCTTAGCATCTAGGCTGTGTAGCTCAGCATCTGCCAGCTTTTGTTTAAGCTGTGTCATGCAGGTGAAGAACACCTTGAGCTGAGCAATGATGTCTAATGTTATTGTTAGCTCATCTTGGTCTGGAGGAGGAGCCTTCTTAACAGCTTTCTTCTCCTGTACAATCTCCTGCTTGCAGACATCTGGTGGTTTCTCCTCTTCTTCCCCAAATAATTTACCCTTTAGGAAGCTCCAGAAGCCCCTAGAAGCCCCTGAAACTTCCTTGGCAATACCTACGGCAGTGTCTAAGGTTTTCTTGGCTTCTAGGACGGTTCCTTTGTATTCCTGATAAAGCTCACATCCCTGCTGAATTGCTTTGACAGCTGCATTAGCAGCAGCAAGGATGGCGAGAGGCATTATTTATCCCTTATGTCTTTATAAATTTGAACAAGTTTATGACCAATTAAAAGAGTGGTGTATATCAAGGTTGCCCATAGAACCAACTCACTCACTTGATAACCAGCCACTGTGGCTAAACTCACTGTCACTGGTGGTGCTGCTTTAGTTGCCAGAGCTACTCCCGTTTCTGTTGCTGCATGTTCAGCCATTATTGAACCCCGTCAGCTACTGGCGTGTTTGCCTCTTCCGGAGAAGCTTCCGCAGGAAGCGGGGTGTTTCCCTCGGAAACCCATTTCAAATAGGCTTG